AACAGTGCCGTTCTTGAAGAACTGATACGTCCACTTGGGCTTGGCGAGTTTGAGAACAACCGCCGGTACGCCCATCTTGAGCTCAGGATTGTACGTCACACTCGTAACCATCGCGCTAGGCAGCTTCTTGAGCTCATCCTTGAGATCAGTCAGTACAATAGGCATATTTACGTAGAAAATTCCATCAATCTTTTTATAGGTTGGCACAGCTTTGAGCAACAACTTGGGCGCCCAGCCGTTCTTGACTATGGCCAAGAGAGCCTCTTCGTAGTTGCCAAGACCCATCACGTCAAAGTACTTGTCAGTCATGACGATCGTCTGCTGACCACGCTTGGCGATCAGCTTCGTCACTCCATCAGAGTCGCCTATCCACCCCTGCCCAGAGACCCAACGAATTACGGGCTTTTTGAAACTCGCGGTGTACCCTGTGATCTCTGAGAACCCCTTGGGGTCTGTTTCGAATACAGCACGAAAATTAGTAGGCAATTTAAAGGTGGCTATTTTGGCCGTGAGGGATGAGGCGGAAAACTTCAATCCTCCCTGGCTGTTTTCAAAAACGCGCTTGGATCGCCACAGTTTCTGAAACGCGGTGACACCGCGCAGATCCATTAGTATTTTGCTATATTTTAATCCTGTGACAAAAAGTCAAGGCCGAAGATGAAGGGCTGAGTGGAGTAGGCGCTCTCGTTGTAAATCTTGGAGTCAACGCGAACCTCCAGCTCCTTGGCACTGAACGGACCCGCGTAAAAATCCTGGTTGAATCGGTGCGTCCCGAGGTTGTTCTGTTTGCAGTGCTCATTGAACCGGGCAATGAAGAGCGTCTGGGGCATGAAGAGGCTCGGGCCAAACTTGAACTTCTCCGAGCAAAGGAAGTGCTGAAGAGCGTTCGTGACCTGTGCAATCTGGCTCTGAATCGTCTTGAAGTACTTGGGTAGCACGTTCCAGATGTCCTTGTCAGAGTACTTGTGCGCGTAATCGAGGTAGGCCCGTAGGCACTTGCACAGAATTGCTGGAATCTCCTGCTCGAGCTTCTGATCCAGATGAGGATCTGCGTCCGCAACTTGGCGTCCAAAGTTCCACGTGGCCAGACGGCGTAGAATAGACCCCGAGTTGTCCTTCCAGTTTGGAACCTCATTTCCTCCCAAAATTCCAGGGGTCTTCCACTGCATACTCAGCGCCGTCTCATTCTTGCGCGCTACCGACACGTCCTCACCTGACACCAGCGACTGAAACTCAGCCTGCTCCAACTGAAGATCACCCTTAATCTCTGGACTGATAAACATGAATCCACGGTAAATGCTCTGAAGTCCAAATTTCTTTTCAATATTGTTCGAGAGCGTCGCAACATCCTCGCATTCGTAGAACAATTTGCAAACCTTCGTGATGAGAGTAGACTTTCCTGACCGGGCAATACCCTTCAGGAAGGGGATGACCTGCCACCCATCCAGCTCGTTCACCTCGAAGCACAGGCGCCCACAGAAAACGTACATCCACTTGCAAACCTCCGGCTCGAACCGCTGGTAATCCAGAACGCACTGCATGTGTGGTGTGGGAATATCATACCACTCGTCGATATTCTCATATGAATCAAACGGAAGATCAAAATACTTGCAGCTTACGAGAGTGGGATCGAGGTCGCGGAAATCACGAGAATTGTAGGGGTAAAACTTGATCTGATACTTCTGATCCTCGATGTTCCAGTCCTTGCCGACGAGCAGACCGTTCTGGAACGACCACGTGTGCCGATCCTTCTTGATCTCTGGAAACTGGAAATCCTTGCAGTTTGACAGGTGGCGCACCACATCACCCACGAGACCACCGCGGCTCGTCAGGTTCTTCCACATGTCAGGATTGTCCTCCTTCTGGGTCGTGTCGTACACAAAATCCTTAATCTCCTTGACGGGCTTCCATGCCCGTGTGTTCCGAATCTCAACGCAACACTGGTCACGGTACCTCCGGTATCCCTCGTCATATGCCTGATGAAGAAGAAACAGGAGGAGCTTCTGGTAAGGCGTGTTGGACTCGTCATCCTTCAGGGATGTGTCGTTGTTATCAATAGCAAGTGTCGGATTGTTGATACGGTTAAATCTGCGATCCCAAATGCGGTACTGCTCAAACATCTCCTGACGATCCACAATCAGGCGGCGAACCCGAAATTCAATCGTAAATTCCTCACCATTGACATCCTTGCTTGAACGCTTGTTGGCGTCCAAGTTATCCACCCTGGTCAACAGGGTCCGGCAACTATTGATGAATCGTTCCTTTCGCGACTTTACGTGTTCTGGGGTGTGATTACGAGGATACCCATCTCCGTCGCGCTCCTGGTCATTCAGAAACAAGACGTACGCCCACGACTTGTCAGCCGCGAGTGTATTTGCTCGAATGTGAAAACCAGCATCGGTTTCTGCTTGAGTTATTTTTGACTCAAGTTCCTCGATCGTCCACGAATTGATTTCGGAGCTCTGATGAGCCAACCGAATTTCCTCAGCATGTTCAGGAGTAATTTCCTTCTCGATTGTGTGGACTTTCTTGGAGCTTGACATTACTAAGAATGAGCCAGACTTTTTTAAGCGGGGGCGGCGACGTATTTAGGCTCAGGTGAAGACTTGGAGATGGCGCTCAGGATCTTGACCAAAATTTTGTTCTGCATCTCGAGGCTCATGGCGATCTTCTCGGTCGCATCCTTCAGACCCACGAGCGCGGTGGCAATCGTCTCTCCCTCCTCAGTTGACAAAAGTGCCCCTAGGACCTCCATGGGGTCGCCAAACTCCATCTCCTCATCCTCGTCGCACATCTCGTCCTCGTCGCACTCCTCCTCCTCCTGGGGTGGGCTGGGTGGGGGTGGGCGGGGCACTCGAGACATTTATCATTTCACTAGAAAATTGGCGCTCGACCTGGGCGCAACTAAAGAAATCTCCGCTTATTTCAGTAGTGCATGCCCTTTGTATACTCTATAAAGTGTAAGCTCGAGCGAGAAATTCCAGAGAATTTCGGTCGGAGCGGAGCTCATCCGTACAAGGAATATATAGGGCAGACGGTCCAGGATGATTTTCAAATCCGCCTGAACGGCCACATCTCCGACGTGAACAACGGCCGGAAAAGGCACCTGTATAACGCCATTCGTCTACATGGATGGGACAAATTTACGATTGAAATTCTTCACAGTTTCCCCAAGGAAGGGAACTGGGAAGAGCGCCTGGACAAACTCGAGATTCAGGAGATTGCTCAGCGTGGAACCTTGGCCCCAGGCGGCTACAACAACGAGACGGGCGGGAACAAGAACAAGGTTCTTCACGAAGACACCAAGGCGCTTATGAGCTCAGTGCGCTCAGGCGAACTTCACTCCATGTTTGGGAAGCATCATGATGACGAGGCCAAGGAACTTTTGAAAGAGGCGAACCGCAAGCCTGTTCAGCAATGGTCCAAGGATGGGACCCAACTTCTCAGGACGTTCGAGTCGGTCGAGGAGGCGGCAATGGAGTCTGGAGCGTGTAGTGAACATATAGGTAAAGTATGTAAAGGGGCGCGTAAGACGGCGGGGGGGTTTCACTGGAAGTTTGTGAACCCAGAAGATGTTCGGATGAACGAACCTTTGAAGTTTACGAAAATTCAGCAGTGGTCGTTCGACGGCAAGACCCTTATCGCCGAGTATGATACCATACGGGAAGCCACTAGTGCTACAAATAGTGGTTCACGAACTATAAGTAAGTGTTGTAAAGGAAAGGCGCGGTCAGCAGGAGGGTTTAAATGGAAATCCGTCTGAATTTTTTTCTTGGGGACTAGTACAAAGCGATCATGGCGGGTGGACTTATGCAGCTGGTTGCTTATGGCGCTCAGGACGTTTATCTGACCGGTCAGCCCAAGGTGACCTTCTTCCAGGCGGTGTACAAGCGCCACACCAACTTTGCGATGGAGAACATCCAGCAGACTGTGAACGGTACCCCCTCCAACAGCGGCCGTGTGTCCGTGACCATTGCCCGCAACGGCGATCTGGTCGGCAACATGTACGTGGCTCTGCAGCCCACTGCCACCGCCGCCGCGAACCTGACGTCCACCAACGCGGTGATCGATCTGTGCTGGGTTGCTGAGCGCGCCATCGCCGCCGTCGAGCTGACGATCGGTGGTCAGCGCATCGACAAGCACTACCAGACCTGGTTCCGTCTGTACGCCGAGGTGTTCCTCAACGAGGCGGACAAGATCAACTACGGCAAGCTGACCAGCTCCACGATCAACGACGCCACCAACAAGAACTACGTGTACCTGCCTCTGCTGTTCTTCTTCAACCGCAACCCCGGCCTGTACCTGCCTCTGATTGCCCTGCAGTACCACGAGGTGCGCCTGGACTTTGACCTGACGAGCACCTTCACCAGCTACTTCGGTGCCTCTTCCCAGGTGTTCGAGGTGTGGGCCAACTACGTGTACCTGGACACTGAGGAGCGTCGCCGCTTCGCCCAGAAGGGCCACGAGTACCTGATCGAGCAGGTGCAGCACACCGGCGGTGACTCCATCACGGCCACTTCCCAGACGGTGCGCCTGTCCTTCAACCACCCCGTGAAGGAGCTCGTGTGGTGCTTCCAGAACACCACCTCCACTGCCACCAACAGCATGTGGAACTTCTCCACCTCGTGCGCCAACGTGCACGTGACCGTCAACGCCACCCCCGCCATCATCGGCGGTGGCAACCTGCCCCACACCATCGGCGCTCCCCGTATGTTCTCCAACACCTCGGGCGTTTCCAACATCTTCTGGATTGAGGAGGGCTCTCCCATTACGGGAGCCGCTGGCCAGGAGGTTGGCCCCATGAAGGACTTCAAGCTGGTGCTGAACGGCCAGGATCGCTTCAAGGAGCAGCTGGGCAAGTACTTCAACCAGTACCAGCCATACGTCTACCACTCGGGCACCCCCTACCCCGGTGTGTACGTGTACTCCTTCGCCCTGCAGCCCGAGGAGCACCAGCCCACCGGCACCTGCAACTTCTCTCGCATTGACAACGCTCAGGTGTCCCTCAACATGAAGGCCCTGACCACGCCTCTGCAGAAGATGTTCGCGGTGAACTACAACATCCTGCGCATTCAATCCGGGATGGGTGGGCTCGCGTTTTCAAATTGATCTTACCATGTTTATTTTTATGTGGTAGGACTTGTAAAATATCAAAAAGCCAAAAAATACGGGCTTCGGCCCCAAGAACGTTCAAGGTTCTTGAGGTTGAAACTTAAAGAATATCTTACTATAATGGTAAGATGGATATCCCTCAGCTCAAAAAGTGCTCATGCTCTCGAGCACCCCAGTCGTTGGATCAATTTTTGGATAAAAACGACAAAGAAGTGGCAACCTGTCTGAAGTGTCGTGAGAAGCAACGTAGACACGACAAGAAACCTGAACGGCGTGAAAAACATAATGAATTGCAGAAGGAAAAGGAATATTACAAGGATTGGAGAGCGAAGCAATTGGAAGAGAGACCAGGTGAATATAGGAAACATAATAACGAGATCTCTAAAGAATGGCATTTCAAAAATCCAAATTATACGGCTGAATGGAATCGAACTCATGTAAATGCACGATTGAATGCTGTAAAATCTGC